GTTATATAAAAGCCGACAATTAACAACTTTTATATAACCCTTTACTATAAAAGAATTTATAAATACAAATTTTTATAAAAAACTATGCTAAAACTTTTACCCGAACAGTTGAATCGGGTTGATTTAACACAATCAATGGGCGACTTTGGGTCAACATTTCCCGTGCCGACGGGTTCCATTTTGATTTTATCTTTGGAAAAATTGGCAGTGTAACCATACCAGAACCACCACCCCAATCCAAATCTGGAATTGCATTATAATACAAATAATTTTTTGCATCTGTACAACCCATAATTACTTGTTTTTCAGCAATATACGGCTTGTTTAATTGAGTGGTGGGATCTCGATACCAATCAATATACGAATAAATTTTTACACCATGAATTTCCCCGTAAAAAACTTCACCCGGTTGTATTTCATTACGTTCTAGAGTAGCAATTACTAAACTACGAACGTTCAACATTTTTTGTACTTGCTCGTTTTTTAAAAGAGCTTGAATTGCAGAAGTAGAACAATACATTTTTACTTCGTTGCAACCAGATTTTTCGGCAATTAAATGCCGCCAAGTTAAAATATCTCCAACAGGATCACTATCTTCATGATCCCAAACATTTGTACCTGCTAAAGTTATGTCATTACCTACGTCTCTTTGAAAATCTAACTCTCCAATTATTTGCTCAACCCCATCTTCATCGAGTTCTCGAAGCGTTATTTTTCCCTCACTCATTGCCTCTGATGCCATTAATTCAACACGTCTCATAACCATATCAGTTGCTTCAGCAAGATCTTCACCCATTTTTTTTGCTACTAAATCTTCACTTACTTCGTCTGCTTCGTTTTGTCTATATGAAATTTGACCCGGCTGTCTGGTTTGAAAATCAAGCGCGGTATTTCGATGTAACAATTTAATATACGGAGCTTCAACAATATGAGTTTTAAATGGACGATCTTCGACCAAAAAACCTTCATTCGTTGGGTGCACGACTGGTGCCACCCTACGACTACCTTTAATTATATCAATTTTTACGTAATTTCCAGTTATGAATTTTTCACTTACCGGAAAAAAATTTCGAGACAAAACACTTTTCGGTTTAAATAACTGCCGCTCGTCAATTGCGTCAACTAACGTATACGTATCGACTAAAGTCATTTTTTACTCCTAATTTTTATTTTTTCTAAATAAATTACCATAAAATAAGCTGTTTTATATTTCTCTACAATTTTTTATGCCTTCACCACCGGTCGAAAATAAATTCCAAATAATCTCATTTGATCTTTTATACTTTCTACAGTATGTCCCAAACCTAAAATAATTCGTTCTCTATTAAATTGTCCTTCGAGATACGCTCTCGCGAAACAATTTTCATCAGTTGCGTCAGTATTTTTTGTCAAAACCGCTCTCGGAATTTCACTACCATCTACATTTGCAGCCAAAGATTTCACCCAAAAAATTTCAGCTACATCAGTAACATAAATTTCAAACGAATCGCCCGCCACAAAAGGGATTCCCCCTACTTCTAATTTAAAACTTAATTGCGGACAAACATATGCAACACCAGTACTCCCGTCTTTTAACCTGTTTCCATCTGGGTCAAAAAAAGAAAAAGTAGTTGCAGTAAGCATAATTATATAATAAAAACCTTTTTTTGTTTTTTGCGTCATGGAAGGCTCGCCACCAAACACTCCATTCCCCTCGTTTCCTGGATTAGGCATATAGTGTTTTATAAAACGATCTATTTTCCCCAAAACAGTACCGCGTTCTAAATTTTCTCCCATCTTTAAAATTATTTGTTCGGTAGGGAGATTTTTTTGATCTCCCGCAATTAAATTGTCTGGGGTATAATCTTCTGTTTGTATATAACTTTGCGCCATTTTTTTCTCCTAATTTTTTCATTCCTCTAAAACTTTACCAATTAATTTTTTTCTTTCATTCCTTCTAAAACTTTTTCAGCCAATCTTTTACGTTCTTGCTGTTCGTCTATTATTTCTGTTTTTCCTTGAAAATCCACAAATTCATTGTCTTGTTCCATTTGCGGTTTTGTTATCCCCTGTTCTTTTATTTTTTTCGTTTGTTCAAATACAAATTTTTCACACGTCCACCCTTCCTTTTTCGCTTCATTTGCAAGAGTTTCAAAACCTTTTACCACGAACGAACTTATCTCTTCTTCCCTTTTTTTCTCACTTGTAACTCCTTGAGAAATTCCCGCATTGAAAATTTCATCATAAACATCAAACTGTTTTTCTTTCAAACTTTCAGCAGTAACTTTTTCAAACAAATTTTTTTCAGTTTTCTTTTCTTTCTCGTTCATTTCTTTTTCTCCTAATTCTGTAAGTAAATCGTCTAAAGTTTTTATTTCCTGGGCGAACCCTTTGTCTATCGCTGTTTGCCCAAAATAAATTCGACCATCTCCCAACTTTTCAGCCCCCACACGATCAATTTTTAAATTTCGAGCCAAATGATCTATAAAAATATTATGTATATAATTAACTTCTTCTTGTAAATCTTTTTTTCCTTCTGGCGGCAGAGGAGAATATGGTGAACCGTCTACTTTTCTTTTTGTGCTAGTTATTTCTGTTATTTTTATTCCCTCATTTTCATTTCTTTTAGAAATATCTGTATGAATTGTCAAAACTCCAACACTACCAATTAATGCAGTTTCCGATGCAAGATATATTTTATGTGTTGCACTAGCTAACCAGTAAGCGGCAGAAGCAGCCAAAGGATTTACCACAGCATATATTTTTATATTTTTTCGAGAACTATATATAAAATTAGAAAGTTCGATAATTCCATCAACACTCCCACCAGGACTATTAATATCTAAAACTAAAGTCTTTATCCCCTTTTTTATCAACGTTCTTATATCGTTTTTAATTGTTTCAGTCGAAACACCACCAAAAAGCCAACTCCAAAAAGATTCTTTTTGTTCTATAACTCCATTTATTTCTAGAATTGCTACACTAACATCTTCAAAAACAGTCGCTAAATTAGTATCATAATCTCGTTCTTTTTTAAAAACTTCAAAATCTTTTAAATATGTCGAACTTAAAACGGCACACATTTCGTGAAAAAATTCATTTGATAACAACCAAGCTCGATTATAAAAACTTTGATAAAAAATTTCTTTTTCAATTTGCATCTTCTTCCTCTTTTATTTCTTTTTTTCGCTTTAAATTACTTTCAACGGTAACAGTATCAGCTACATTATATTGTATTCCAAGCATTTTAGCACGCCGTAAAGCCCGTGCTTGCTGTCTTTGAACAGTTCTCAGTGAAACTCCTTTTAATTCTGCCGTTTCTAATGGCAAAGAACTAAATCCGTTTTTCACTCGCGCTCCTGCCGCATTTACTTCGTCTACTTCGTCTATTGCTCCTCTTCCCTGCCCAATCCAAACATGACCATGATATAATTCCCGTCGTCTAAAATCACTATAATTATTAATAAATGGGAGACTGTTAGTAACAACCAACTCATCAAAAAAAAGACCATAAGCTTCATCCAACCACATATCTATCAATATTTTACGATAAATACGATACACGTTATAAGCTTTTAGCATACTCGCACGGGCGGAAGAGTAAGAACGGTCGAATTTTAAAAGCAATTCATCAAGTGGAATACCAGTACCGGCCGAAAGATTACGCATAACTGCTAACATAAAACTGTCAAACCCCTGATTTGGTCTTGTTGGTGTTATTTGACTCACTTTCCGACCTTTTGGCAATTCTAAAATTGCTCCGTGTCCTAAACCTAAATCTTTACCCCCCATATAGTTATCTTTTTCACTTTTTCCTTTCCAACTATAATCTTCGTCTAAAGTTTCGTTCTCCAAAATAACTGTCATATAAGACGTTAAGACGGTAGCCATCAGTTCAGCGTCCGAGTACCGAGATAGCTGCTTTAAATCTGCAATAATTGGTGCTAACACAGATATACCACGTAATTGCTCTGGTATATCTTTATCAAAAATGTGAAAAAAACGTCTACGTCCGGTTTTTTCCCCAAAAACAGGGTACTTTTTACACTCCAAAGATTTACTTCTTTCGCTAAAAAATAAATTTCGATGGGCTTTTCGAATAGTATAACTTACCGGCGAACCAAACTCATCTACCTCAATTCCACTATAATTTTTTTTTGTATCTCCCGAAAAACCAGAATTACAGACACGCGAAGTATCAACCATTTGAAATTTTAACGAATAAATTTCATTTGAATATTTTTTATAAACTGTATTTATAAAACAATCACCAGTGATTAACATATTAGTAATCGCGAGCGCCTGAAACTGACTCAAAGATAATGTCCTTTCCAAATCACAATTTTTTTTCCAACGATCAAATTCTCTTTCTATTACATCTTCCAATTTAATTGTTTCTTCATCCGTCAGCCCTAACAATTCGCCTTCTATGGTTGGGCAAAGTTCTAAACCTACCCCCACAGCCCCTTCTTTTATTCTTTTTATTACTGCACGAGCGAGAGATTGATTTCGATAAGCATCATAAGCCCGAGCAATAGTTAACTCTCGCTGTCCCGTACTTAATTCTGTTTTCCCAGATTTTAAAGATGGCATCCAATTTCGTAACGTTCTAGAAAGCCAATCCCCCGATAAATAAACACTATCCCCGTTCTCAGAAAACGCCCGAAAAATTTTTCGCTTTGTACTTGTTTTTCTCGATGAAAAATAATTCAAAGTGCGATTCAAAAAACTCATTCTGGCACTCCATAATTAACTCTTATTCCTGTTGTTTCTCTGTTTAATTCTATAATTTCTCGATCTATTTCTTTTATTAATTCTCTTAATTCTGAAACTTGTTGCATAGATTTTTGTCGATCAGCAATTGTATAACTCTTTGCTTTATAAGCTTTTAAAAGAGCTGCTCTAGCAACTATTCTTTCTTCTTGTAATTCTGCTAATTTTTCAGATTTTGTCACCGTAACCCCCTATTTAACACTTCTATTTCTTTTTTTTCTTTTTCTTTTTTTGGTTTTAACCGAGACAAGTCTAACACTTCTCCCGCAATTTCTTGCATTTTTTCACAATCCAAAAAATGATTATCCCGTTGTTGCTTTACCCACGCCATCCGACCAGTAGCTAGTGTTACCAATTGTTCCGAAACTAACTGCTTTAAAAAATTTTCTGTTACGTCTTGCGTTAAGTGATAACTCATTGGTCCATCACCAGCTCTATAAATCTTACCATATAGCTGACTTTTAAAATAATGATCTGAAAAAGTATAATGGTTTAGTGTTCTTTCTTCTTTTGTACCTTTGAATTTAAAAGAAATTTTTGTACTTCTAACGGCAACATTTTGAGTACGATAACCCCGACACGGCAGTGTTTTGCCAGGATAGCGGTAACAAAAATTATGGATCATATCTGGACGATAGGAACTATCTATCGCCATTAAACGTATGCGAAAAAAACCATCAAGCAACTCAAATTTCAAATCAAAAAATCCTGCTAACTCTTCCCAAATTTTTAACTCTTCGGTGTCTCCATACAAAACA